GGTACCGTCAGCAGCGACCACGGTGGCAATATACTCGTCAATAGTGACGGGCTGCCGGGAACTAGTGATCTGCGCGCCAGAGCCGCTCGACTGCTCTGCCTCGCGCTGGGCGTCCTGGGCGATGCCTTGGACGAGTTGGTCAATGGCCTGGAGGTTGTATATGTTTTCACCGCGGCCGTCCTTCCTCAGCGCCATGTCCTTCAGCTCATGCTTGTCGAGCTGCTGTTGGCGGATGCGGTAGAGATTGTTGTATGTGTGGTCGAGCCACACCTTCCGGGGGTCTACGGTCTCAATAGCGACCCGACCCCCCATCACATCGTCCTTCCAGCCGACGGTCGCGCAGCAAGCCATCATCGCGCCCATCTTGATCTGCTCTTCAAACACCGTGGTGAAGTCCAGGCAGGTGCCTGTCATGTTCTTGCCACTAGTGCTCAACCAGACGTCGGTCATCCCCTTGATGCTAGTGCAGATGTCGTACTCAGTATCGGCCGGGTCCTCGACCGTGTAGAAGCCATTGGGCCCGGTGATGAGGGCTTCCTTGAGGGCCGCGGCGAAACGGTCCACAAATGAGCTTACCTCGGGCAGGGACTCGCGCGCCTGCCAGGTGGCCTTCTTGCTGAAGTCGGTCCGGTTCCAGTATAGGTCGAGGTTCTCTTCCCACTTCGCATCGCGCGGGTTGAGGCCGCCCTTGCGGTTGTTGTCCGCCTCGTACTTGTAGCCGAGCAGCACCGGGGTGATCTTGAGGGCGTTCTCCTCAGTCGCACCCTGGAGCAACTTTTCGTCTTTGTTCTTACGCTTGCGCGGCATGGGCTCGCCTTATACGGTGAGTGCTTTTAAGGGCGCGTCTGCGGCCTTAAAGTTGAGGAAGCCTGAGACCCTGCGGAGGTAACCATTCATATTATCGTTCGAGCCCCCACTCTGTCCAAAGTCTATGTTAAGTGTGAGGTCTGAGGTATTTGACAGGGCATCAGTGGCTACAGTTCCATTATTACCAACAATGGACCTCGCCCCTGGGGTAAAACCAACGGCCGCTTTGACAGCGCCTCCAGTGACCCCGAGGGAGGTAGTGAGGTTCGGCGGGAAGATGCCAACAATTGAAATTGTATTATCACAATATAGGAAGGATGTTCCGCTAGAAAGCAGTCGCCCGTTAAGGCCATCAACCTTAAACCCGGGGGTACCATCGGCGAACCAGGAGGCAGTGTAAGCGCGGCTTGATCCTACAAAACGCGCTCCGTCCGGGTCACGGGCTACCGCGACAGTCTCTGTAGGAATGTAGCTGGTCGGGCTAATTGTGGTGACATCGGCCGCCAACTCGAACTGGTGTCCCCAGATGTAAATGCCATCAACACCATTGCCGAGGGCGGAGCGGTTACCATTGGTGTCTGCAGCTCCCCAGGCAATGTAACCACTTGCTACCGCAGGGGTGAAGGTCCTAGAACACCGGTACCAACCATCGGCCATTGGCGTGATAGTGGCATTAGTACTGTTAAGACTACTGCCTAGTGTGCCATTCTGAATGTTGAAGTAAGTTCTATGGTCATCTGTCCCATCATAGGCTTGAAGGTAGATGTATGGTTTGCCCGCGTACTTTGCATAGATAGATTGCACATAGAGGGCGTTAGTGAAGATGAAGCCCTGATGACCTTCAAATTCTGCAAAGACACCGTCTGTAGGAATATATACAGCAGCGGTTTGTGTTTGGTCTGGGGCGGTCGTATAATTGTCTACAATCGTCTCGCTACTAAAGAAGCCCCACTCTGCGACATCCGCAAAGCGCTGGCTACGTCTGCCGAGGTTGGTGGCAGGACGCTCACTAAGAAGCCCTTTATTGGTGAGACGCGCAGTGTTGGCAGCGAAGGGGATCAGGTGGCCAACGGTGTCTTCCGCGTAGGTGAGGGCGGGGGTCGCGCGAGTGCAAGTGATAATGCTAGATACTGAGCTAATAGTTCCATTAACGCTGGCGCGGTTTTGGACAAAGTCGAAGTCATAATCCGCGTAGTGCCCCTCCAAAAGTTGCACCCAGTCGGGGGCGCCGATAGTGGCTAGTGCCGCGAGAGGGGTCACTGTGTTCCAGAAGGCCATGCGCCGGATGTACTTACTACCCTTGCAGACGGAGCCGTTGCCGGAGCCGACGTTCGGGAGGGAGAAGCCCCAGCCGGTGAAGGGGCCAGCGGCCGTAGCAGGAGTGCCACCATTTGCGACAATGGCTGAACCGTCAGGGCCAAGAGTACTGGCGCAGCGAACAGGGGAGTTTACGGTCCCACTGAAACCGATGGTGCAGGTCGGGCCGCCAGCACTCGGCGTGCCCGCGAAATTCACAATGGTCGTCAGGCTCTGTAGAGCCATCGGGGTGAGGCCGCCCTCACAACCCCAGATGCGGTCATCCTGAGCCTCTGCCGCGACAGTAGAGAGGAAGGTGAAGTCCGCATAGAAGGTGCCTTGGATTGGGTCAAACCAGGAGAGGTCGAGGAAGTCGATCCGGTCCGAGGCGCGTGTGAGCGCCGTCGTGGTGGTCGGGATGTAGGAGCTAGCATTCGAGGCGAAGTTTGTCTCGGCAGGTTCGAATTGGGCACCCCAGAGATAAACACCGCTTCCCGCAACACCATTGTAAGCATCAGTCTCAGTGCCGTCGCCGGGGCCGATGTGAATTACGATATCGCCGCCGTCAGAGTCTGTTAGTAATTGATGCCCGACTCGGAACCAGCCATCAGCTAATGGTTCAATGAAGCCGTTCGCAGTACCGGGGTCAGACCCGGTTATGCTATTAACAGTACCTGTCAAGAGATCAAAAGATTTGCCTTGGGTACCGTTAGCTCCGCCACCAAAAATCCATATTCCTACATCAGTGCGTTCGGCGGCTTTAACATAACAAGACATCATGTATTTTGAATTTGCGGCAAGTCCAAGTATAGTTTGTCGTACACCATGGGCATCAGCCGCAACAGCAGTTTCTGCCACTTTATCAGCAGTAGTAGTGCCATCGGGGGCAGCTACGACATTGGCCGTGACAGTGGAGTTGAACGCGCTCCAGGTGGTCCCGAAGGTCTGGCTTTGGAGAACGAGATTGGTGCGGGTCCGCTCTTGTAGTACACCCGCAGTGCCGTAACGGAGAGTGTCTGGGCCGAAGAGAGTAAGGGTGCCGTCGGCATTGGTGTAGTATGAGCTGGCCCCGCTACGGTTGGCAGCAAGTAGGGACGAGATCGGGGTAAGCACCCCACGCACATAGGCGGTATTGGCGGCCCAATTGAGGTCGAGGTTCGCTGGGACGCCATTGGCCCGGAGGACGGACTCTGGGGCGCCGCGGCCGAAGACCGCGCGCTCCATCCAGCGGCGGCGCTCATGGCCCGCGTTACGGTTTCGCCTCAGCGCACCCATTACCTAGGCGCTCCCACTATATACACGTTCATCGCGACGGCCGTACCTGCGGTCGCCCGGGGCCGGATGTAGAGGGGGTTCTCGACAATGAGCTTCATGCCGGCCGCGGTGAAGCTAAGGGCTGCTCCTGTCGGGTCGGTGAGGGTAAAGTAGTTGGTTCCGTCATTGGAGCCCTCGATAACGCAGGCGCCGGAGGTGGTGAAGTCCCCAGACACTTGCACAGTCCGGTCCGGGAACCGTGCCATGCTGACGGCGGCCCCTGTATCGGCCTCGGTGACCGCGAGCCAGCTCGTGATCATCGTGTTGTCGGGGTTAATGACGAGATGGGCGGCGATTGTGGACATTATGTCATCCTTGTCTCATTACGGGGAGGCTATCCCCATGTTCTGGTACCTTCATCCCCGGTGTTCCGCCCCCAATTGGGGCCTTCGGGGGTGGAATTCGCCTTGTTGCGCCCCCAAAGTACCCCGCTTCGGCCTCATTTGTCAATACCGGGGACGCTTTTCCGCCCACTTTACCCAACGGGTACAGTACCGCGGCCCCATATGAGGCTGCATCGCCCGGATGGGAGTGCTTATCCTTGACCGCGACCCCGGAAACGAGCCCGGTTCGCGCGATGTGGTAGTGCCAGCCCCCTCTTAGGGCGTGCCATAGGCAACCCGCTCGCTCCCGATCCACCTGAATGAGCCCCTTGCCCTTGATATTTCGCGTGAGCAGGGCCTGGAGGCTCGGTATCCGGTCGATTGGCTTCACCGGGCCGCTCTTCCACGGGGCCGGGAGGGCCTGGCGCAGGGCTCGGACCGCGCTTCGGGAGTATGATGTCTGCTCTTTCTGCTGTCCGGCGGGGTCGCCGATGTGCATTCGGATCGGGCAGCCCAGGGGGCGGTACCTATCCACCCACAGGGGCTTGGCCCAGTGCTCAATCAGCTCCTCGATCCCCTCTTCCTCGCCACAGTAGGCGTCCAGGAAGTTCAGGTACCCCAGTGGGGACCGCTGGGCGACGAGGCAGGTGGGGTTGTGACCGAAGTCCCACATCATGTAGATGTCCTGGCGCGCGATGGGGGCGAGCCCCAGGGCCAGGTGGAGCTTATCACTCCACTGCGGGGTCACTGTCTTGCCCACCTGCTGGAACCCGAACTCGCCATCCACGAACCGCCGGACTAGGTCGGGGCGGGAGGCGAAGGTATTCCGCATCTCTTCGTAGTATCGGATGGGGAGGTGGTGCAAGTTCTCCGGCATCGAGGGCTGCCAGATGGAGTATCCCTCAGTCCCGGGCTGGACGAAGAGCCTGTAGGACCAGTGGGCCTCATCTGGATTGTTCTCTGCAAGCTTGGCCCCGTACCAGTTCATGTGTTGTTGGCGCAGGCGGGACATCGCCATACTGAAGATCATCTCATCAACGCCGGCCGATCCCACGGCGGGGGCGGGCTCGTCAATCGCGAACCCCGCGAGTTCGCGGGACATCAGCTTGGAGCTATCGTCGGCCGCGTCCATGCCCAGGAAGATCACGTCGCCCTTAGCAATGCCATCATACCAGGTGAATGTCTTCTTGCTGGCGTTGTAATCGCCGAAGACCCCGGGCGGGAACCATTGGAAGAAGGTCTTCTGGGTCGTGGACACCAGGTTCTCGAAGGTATCCCGGATGATCGCCCAGCAAGCGCCGGGGTTGTGGCGGGTGTGGTAGAGGCAGGCCCAGGCAATTGCGGTGCTCTTACCCTCACCCATGCGGCTGGAGAACAAATCGGCCTTCGATCTTGACTCGATGAAGTTCCGCTGGACCGGGTTGGGGACGAAGTTAGTCTTGTGGGTTACTGTCATCTTCCCCCTCGGTAGGTTTCGGCGGCTCAGCCTTCAGTAGACGCTTCCGCGCTCGGTACTGGGCCACCACATAGGCCCGCTGGGCCTTGATCTCTGCCTCGCGCTCGGGCGTGTTGCGCTTCTCTATCCTCTCGCGCCGGGTCTTGGGCTTGACCGGGACCTCAGTCGCCTGCTTCTCGGCCCACTCGGAGGTGGTTAGCTCGTAGATATTGGGGAATTCCGCGGTCCCGACCCCAGTTTTCATCTCGCCCAGGTCGAGGGATGTGGTAATTTGGACCGGGATTTGCACATTGACATTGTTCTGGCGGCTGTATACACTCGGGTTGCGCTTCTCT